GGCTGTTGCAGTCAAAGATGATCGCCTTCACATCGTCATCGTCGAGCGCCGCACGCAGCTGGTTCTGGATGAAGTTGTAGCCGGTGATGAAGCCCCAGCTATGGGTGAAGCGGTTGATCAGGCTGCCGTGCACCGGGATCACCGCGAGGCCGTTGGCATAGGCAAATGGCTTTTCGGTGTAGCCGTCCAGACCATACATGGCGACCAGGTCCATGCGAGCCTCGACGACGCGAGCCTTCTCGCTGTTCGTGTCAGCCTGCGACAGCTGCACCAGGTCAGCGGCGAAGTCGGCCTGCGGGGCGATCATTATGTCGCGCAGGTTGACCCGGTTGGCGATTTGCCGGGCCAGCGCCAGTGGAGTCGGCATTGTCAGAAGTCCTCGTCGTCATTGTTTGCGTCGGGCTTGTCGCCTTTCACGTTGTCCTTGAGCGTGCCTTGAGCACTGGCCCCGCTGGCGGTCTGCTCGGCGTCCATGGCGAAGGACAGGCCCAGCTTGGTGGCCAGCTTCTCCTCACGGGCGCGCTGCTCGAAGATCTCGCGGAAGTCGACGCCCAGCCGGCCCGATTCGATCTCGTAAGTGGACAGGCCCGATTTGATGCGCAGGATAGCAGCTTGTGTTTCCTTCAGCTCGTCGATCTGGCCACGGCTGGCACCGATCCAGGAGGCTTGCGACATCGCGTCCTTGACGCCTGGCTCGTAGAACCACGCCTTGGTCTTGCCGGCCGGAATCGGGATGCGGCCGGCGTTCCACTCCTCCTCCAGCCACAGCTGGTAGACGAACATGGCGATGCGGTCGGCCACCATCTTCTTGCGGGCGGACATGAACTTCCAGGTCTCGCCCATCGAGGCCCGGGCCGAGCTGTAGTTGGTGTTGCTGTAGTCCCGCGAGAACTGCTCGTAGGACAGGCCTAGGGCCGACGCCGTGTGGCGCAGCAGCGAACGTTCGAACGTGTCGCCAACGCCGCCCGGGGTCCCCAACGATTTGATGTTCAGCTTGGTGTTGGGGAACAGGTGCGGCATTTTCACGCCGTCGATGGCGATGTTCTTCGAGGCGCTGAGGTAGGCGCCCAGCTGGTCCATGTAGTTGGCCAGATAGTCGTTCAGCCCGTCGAAGTTCGGCGCCCCGCCGCCCATCTGCTCGAAGACCATGCCCGAGGGCAGTTCCGACTCGATCGCCGCCGCGTAGGTGGCCGCCACTACGGCCTGCTGCAGGGTGATCTCCTGGAACTTCTTGGTCATCTTCATCTGCTTGAGCACGGCGACCATGTCGGCGATGCCGCGGTTCTGCTCAGGCATCAGCTGCTCGACGATGTGCAGCACCATCTTGCGGCCCCACGGCTTCTCGGACGGAACCCTGGTCCAGCGATAGGTGAAGCCATACGGATCGTCCGAGTAGCCGTTGCGGATGTGGTAGGCCGTGCAACGCCCACGGAAGTCCAGCACCATGCCCCGGCGAAGGAACTGGTCATCGGCCATATCGTTCGGGTTGCTCAGGCGTTGCGGCGAGATCATCTGCACCGCAGTGCTGAACGGGCGCCGGTACTCCTTGATCCACTCGGCCGTGGCCAGCACCTCGCCCGACATCAGGAAGCTGCCGATGCCGAGGCGGACCAGGCCGGTAAGGGTGTTTTTCCGCGAAGCGTCGAACCAGCAGTCTTGCGAGTCGGCCAGGTTGTTGAAGCGGGCCTCGACGAGGGTCTGGAAATCCTCGCCCCACTGCTCGTCGACACCCAGCGCCACCACGTTGGGCTTGGCATTCAGGCGGTACTGGGCGCCCACGATGTTGTCGCGGTGCAGAGCCACGGCGCCGGTCGCATAGCCGTCGTTCTGGACGATGTCACGGCCACGGGCGTCGGCCAGCGCCTTGCCCGGGTTGATGATCTGATCGGGAGACGACATCGAGGGCTGCCACAAGGCAGTCTCTCGGCTCGTCATGCTCGCGCCTTCTAGCGCCCCGCCGATGGCCTGCTGCTTCAGGTCACCGGGAGCCTGGGTGACTGTCACCCCGTGTTTGCGCGCGCCCATCAGAACAGGAAGCCCATCGGTTTGAACGGACGCGGGCTGGCACCCGAGCATGGGTCAGGGAAGCAGGCGGCGACCTCCTGGATGTACTGGTACAGGCGGGCCGCGTTGGCCGCCGTGAATTCCACCCGTTCACCGTTCTGGTCGACGATGACGCGGGGCTTGTTGCCGGAAATGAGCGAGGCATAGTCCTTGCGCAGTTCGGCGAGCATTTCTGGTGTATATCCTGAGCAGTTCATCCCATGGCCTCGGCGAATTTAGCGAAATCGTGTTTGGGTTTGGCCGGCTGTGCGAAGCGCTTCGGTTCGTCCTTGGCACTGATCAGAATGTTGGTGTCCCATTCGGCAGCCCACATGGGCGGCTTCGACCAGTCGATCTTGTCGACGAACAGCAGGGGCGACACGCACAAGCCGATGCAATAGTACGACAAATCCCATGCTTCGTTCTTCGCGTGTGGACGTTTTTCCCAGCCCTTCGGCCCGCGCGTTTCAGCGGTCATTTCCTGATACCACCAATCCGGCAGCCAGTTCGGGAAGCGGTACATCCCTTTCCCGGGCTCCAGCGAGTCGAGGCGCGAGTGCAGCATGTCCTTGATCACGTTCGAGTTAAGCATCAGAACCGGGACATCGCCTCGCGCCACAGCATTCTTGTCGCGCTGCTGGGCATCCGGCGTGGTGATCCTGGCGCGCGGGGCACCTGGCGTCGAGTCACCCTTGAGCAGGTGGAACTTGCCGGCCAAGCCTTCACGCTTGATCTTGCGGTAAAACTCGTAGGCCATGCCGGTCACCGACTGGCCCTTGTCCTTCGAGTAGCCGCCCGAGTCGCAGGTGGTGAACTTCACGGCCATGCGCCGGCCGCTGCCGTCGGCGAGCGGGTAGGTGCGCTCGATAACCTCCTCGATCAGCAGGTCCCAGTCCTCGGCGTAGGTGGCGGGTTTTACCCACAGCAGCTCGCCGGTCTCCTCGTCGCGGCGACGGGACTGGCGAATCTGGAATCGGTCGATCAGCACCATGTCGAATGGGCGGCCCGGGGCGATGCCGTGGCACTGCACCACGAACATGTTCTTCTGTACGTCGACCTGCATCACCAGGAACCGGGTCCCCAGCGGCACATGCTTCTCGTCCAGGGGCTCGGCCCGGGCGGCCAGATGCTCGGGCAGGCGGTCTTCGCCGATGGCCTTCGGCAGGTAGGGCTCGCCAAGGTCGGTGTTGTAGAACTTCTTCAGCGCCTCCTCGGACTGGTTGCTCGCGTACTCCTCCTCGGCGGTGATGTAGGTGCGGACCAGTTGCGGCCAGCTGGTGAAGGCCGCGGCCATGCCGTTCAGCCAGAAGCTGGCGATCTTGCTGCGCCGGCCCGTGCCGATGCGCTGGCCCTTCTTGTTCACCGACTCGCCGTCCTTGATCCACATGCCCCACTGCTGCATCTCATGGCGCTCGTCCGGGTGGATCTTGGCGCCACAGTCCGGGCACACCAGGCGCACGGTCTCGGACGCGGTCACCAGGTCGTAGATCTCCCCGGTCTCCTTGTTGAAGGTGTCCCAGGTCAGCATCGAGAATCGCCCCTCAAAGTAGTGGCCGCAGTGCAGGCACGGCCAGTACCAGCGGCGCCGGTCACCTCGGTTGTACAGCGCAAGGATGCCGGTAGACGGTGGCGCCTCGTGGCCCTTGCAGATGTAGCGCGGGTTGATGATCGGCTTGGATGGCGAGCTCTCGGCCAAGCACATCTTGAAGCTGCCGAACGTGGTTGTCCGCTTGGCCGCCAGGTCGAACGGGTTGCCGTCGCCTTCGATGTCCTCGGGCATCCGGTCGAAGTCGGTGAGCGCCGCGCGGGGAATGGGCTTACCCGCCATCTCGGTCACCGACGGCCAGCTCAGGCTGAGCATCATGCCGTTGGTGAAGTGCTTGTCGAACTTGTTGTCGGCCTCTCGGCGCTTGACGATGATCTCACTCATCACTGGGCTGTGACGGATCAGTCGATCGATACGGCGCATCGAGAAGTCCCGGGCAGCCGTCGTGGTCGGGTTGTAGATGACCATGTCCATCGGGCTAGCTTTTACGCTGTACAGGGTCCAGTTCAGGATCAGCGAGTCGGTCTTGCCCGACTGGGCCGGCCCCACGAAAATCTCCTGCTCGTAGAAACGTGAATCGAGCACATCCATGGGCTCGACCATGTAGAAGACCTTCTCGTTCTGCCAGTCGCCCACGTAGGAGCCAAGGTTTCGCAGCTTGCGATACTTGGCGGCACATTCCGACACGGTCAGGCGCTCGGGCGGATTGAACATCTCCCCCACACCCAGGGCGATCTGCGCCAGGTTTCTAAAGCTCGTCTTGCCCTGCGTAATCAGCCGCTCGCGCGCCGAATTGCTTAACAACGGCATTCGATAAGTCCTCAAGAATGTTGTCGATGATGCTGGTCAGCGCCTTGCGCTGCTGCTCGGTCAGCTCCATCTCGTTGTTGATCATGTCCGGCGCCAGGATCAGCGGGTCGCGCACGGATTTCACCAGCTCGGCATACAGCTCGGACACCTTCTCGGTTCGCCACAGGTCCCCGGCGTTCTCCTCGAAGCGCTGCTTGGCCGTCATGGCCGCCCAAAATTCCTTGGTCAGCATCTTCGGCAGGTTGGTGTGGTTCAGCTTGCGGACGTAGGCGATCACCACCTCGATGTCGTTGATGTCCAGCTGCTGCTCGACAAGGTACGGCGCCGCCTCCTTCACCGCATAGATCGGATGGCCCGCCCGGCGCCCGCAAGGCTCGATGCCGGTGATCTTGGACGCCACGGTGCGGTTGTCCATGCCGAACAGCTTGCCCAGCTGAGAAACGCTGGCACCCTCGTGCAGGATCGCCTTGGTCTCTTCGTCCTGGACCTTGGAGTCGATGTGCTTAATTGTCGGCCTGGCCACGGACGTGTTCCCTTATGAGTTGGTCGAGCTGGTCCTTGCGCAGCATACGCAACGCCTGCAGG